ACAGCCAGCCAACAGCGGCCAGCAATACAGGGAACAACATATCCACAATCTTTTGCATGGTCACTTTGCTATTTCCCCTTGTTGAGCAGATCAAATAATGTCTTGATCTTATCCTCGAGCACGGCCACTCGAAGATCCAGCTTTGACAGAACGATGATCAGCGTAATGAGCGCGAGAATCACCGGCCATGCACGGGTGAAGATCTCAAACAACTCCATTTTACTTATCCGCTTTGGTCGTGTTGAGCTGGTTGATCAGGTTAAAAATGTCATCCAGCGTCCGGCGAATGTGATGGATGTCGTCCCGGTAGTCGGCTTTGGTGACGTAAACGTGCGGCATATTGCGCACATCCCGATCGAGCTGATTAATCGAGCGGCTGATATTATTCAGAATCCACCCGCCCAAGAAACCGGACACGCCGACCAGTACGTTGAAAAGCATCTGCGCATCCATCGTCAAACTCCCGGAACTGCTCTACGCGGAGCCGATGCCGCGATCTGTTCGGCCTTGGCAAATCGTTCTGCGGCCTGCCCAGCGATCGGAGCCGCGGCCAACAGGGCTTCCGTCTGCTGCGCTTGAGCGTCGGCAGCATCCATCTCCTCGAGCTCCTCGTCGGTGCGCAACGCCTTGGCAGGCACACCGTTGGCTTCGGCGATGAGCTTGATCGCCTCGTCTGCGTTAATGCGGCGCAGGACTGACATATCGCCAGAGACTTGCGCAACCGGAAGCATGGCCTCGATCGTGCGCAGGATGCCGGCAGCCTCTTCGGTTTTCATCAACCGAGCAAGCGGCCCCTGATATTTCGGCAGGATCTCGCCGCCCGAGGATAGGTACTCGAGCAGCACAGGCGGCGGCTCCGGCAGCGAAAAGCTCGCCGACAGCAGATCGAGCTCGCGATCGATAACCGGCCCCAAGAACTCCGACTGCTGGCGACCCATCGTCGGCCCGAGCAAAGCGCCCTTTTCCTGTGCGCGCTGGAGCACTTCGGTCGCTGTCATGGCTCGAGGCTCTTCAACCAAAATCTGGAACAATGTGACCAAGAACGAGTCGTTCACGGCCTTGCGCTTTTGGTCTGCCATCTCGATGCCGATCGGCAGATTGCCGCCAGTCATCAAAGGCTGCACGAGCGGCGTACCGTCGTCTCGCAGATAGCCGTAGTTCAATGCGTTAGGACGCACGGAGAAGGCGTTTAACGCCCCCTCCTCGGTCAGGATGAGCGGCGGGTCAACCATGCGGTGCGCCATCCGAAGCATGGTCTTTTCCATCTCTTGCAGCGACTTGATGTCAGCAAGAGCCTCCATCGCCGGAGACCGCCCATAAATCTCACGCGGCCCGGTAACGTACCGACCGACCGCATACGGCATCACCCGATAGCCGCTATCCTCGAGCAGCACCTGCCCCTCTCGAGAGACATAGCGCGAGACGTACTTCATCCCGTCAGCGCCGGCCATGCCTTCCTTGTAGTCGTAGTTCGGGCGAACGCAATGCACGAACTCGAACATCGTGTTCGGCGCGCTCTTAGCTTGTTCTACGATTCCCCGCGGCAATTTGTCAGCCCATCCCGGGATCTGCATCGCTTGGCGAGCAGAAAGCTGGAACGAGCGGTAAACGGTATCGACGCGGCCAACGTGATCGAGATCAATAACAAGCTCAGAGAGCGGGATCGCTCGATAGCGCAAGGTCACACCCGGCACTTCGTCTATGAACAAAGCGGAGGTGCCAAAAGCGCCCAAGCTCATGTAGCACTCAAAAGCCTGCGATCCAAAGTTCGCGGTGGGCGAGTACCGCTGACGGAACATGATGTCTCGCAAGTTATCGCACCAACGGCGAACAGCGATGTCGTCATCGAGCTCTGGGATGCCGGTGTACAACCCGTGCCACATCTGGGTCGCAGGCGTCAGCATCGAATCCATCGCAGCAGCGAATCGCGGCAGAGCGCGCTGGGCAGTCGAGTCGAAGATCTTCTCAGATCGCTTCTCGCCCGGTGTGCGCCAGCCTGTCATCTCGGCCATCGTAGGCCATACGCGCTCGGCTACTTCCTGCCAATGGTTTTCCCATGTACCACGCGCGCCTTTGAGACGATCGTAGCCCTCGAGGACTTCAGCAGCGCGTGAATCAGCCATGTCTTACTCCACCCAAGGCAGCGGTTTAGCGGCAACGACCGGCACATCCGGTGCTACACCATCCACATCCTTTTCGACGAATTCCTTATCCACTTGCGCCCAGACCCAACCAAGAACCTTGTCCTCGGTCAGATCGGCATATTGCACAAATGGCTCGCCCGGAGGGCCGAGCGTCAGTTTGCCGCGCATGGTGTTGTTGCCGTAGCAAGCCCATGCCACAGCCGTTACAACGTCGTTGTCCGGCGTGACGTACAAACCCTCAACTTTCCAGTTAGCCATTAGATCGGCACTCCATCAATCGTGATGTCAAACTCGTCGCTGGCTACAGCAGAGGCGGTGACCGGCGTCGGCTCAATAACCAACGGCACCTCGCTTTCTGGCAGCGTCGCTACGCATTCGCATTCTACCCAAGCCATCTCACCGTGGCTCCAGTTCCATTGGTAGCCGGGACGATCCTCGGGCTTGGGATCACGCACAACCCACTCGCCGTTTAGCCACGCGACTTCCTTGCCTTCCGGCGCTTCGGGCTTGGCCGGAACCTCGTACCAACCCTTGTTGTTGTCGATGACTTCAACCGGGTGGTGGCCTTTGAAACTATAGAGTGTCATGGGCTACCTCACAGAAGCGGGAACGCCGCAGTCGGGGCGGTGAAGTTGGCGGTGTAACGGGCAACGCCTTTGGTGATGCGAAGGTCGTCAATGTAGCCGTTCATGTATTGAGCGGTAGTATGCGTCTTGCCAACCTGTATTGAGTTTGGCGATACGACATCATTTGTTATCAAGGTTGAAGTTGTACCTATTTGAGTTCCATTTATAAATGCTCTGCCAGATGTGCCTGATCTGGTTACTGCAACGTGATACCAAACTCCCGTGCTCGGCGTCCACGACCATGTATACAAGGCATCGCCAGAACCAGAGCCTTTGCCAAGAACAAGGCGAAGTACGTTGGTTGATTGCACCCATTGCACAACATACCCAAGGTCACCGGCGCTTTCTGCCGCGTTTCCGTATTTAGAAACAAGCGCACGGTCGCCAGCAACGGAGTCAAAGTAAACCCAAAACTCAATAGTAAAGTCACCGCCAGCAATGTCTTGAAGGATGCTTGGCTGACTGCCCTTTAGATAATCTCCATTCCCGTCAAAATACATTGACGACCCGCCGAACTTGCTTTGCGTCGTGCTGATCTGCGCGTTGCCCACCGTCTCAAGGTTGTTCTTAGACGTAGCGTCGTAGATGCCTGCGTTGGTGTAATTAAGCAGGAGCGAAGTGTTAGTAATAGCGGTAAGGGGAGCGGTGGGAACGGTGTAAGTTGTCCCGGAATAAACCGCCGTGCCTTTTACAACTCTGGCGCTACTAATGTAACCGTTTATGTCGTCCGTTATGGTGTTGGTACGGCCAATCTGCAATGCACTTGTGGCATCAGCGAAATTTGATATTCCCGTTATTTGGTTGATTCTGGTGCCGTTATGGTAAACGCTTAACGTACTGCCGCTTCTAACGACCGCAACGTGATTCCACGACCCTGTTGCCATCGTGGTAGTTGAATCCAAAACCACATCAGCGCCTCTGACAAAACGAATTGTTGTTGCGCTAATTACACGCAGCACCCATCCAGCCGGAGTGCCGTCATATCTGGAAATTAAACCAAATGCAGAAGCAAAAGAATTTGCATTAAACCAACATTCAATCGTGAAGTCAGAACTGCCTATATCAAACGCTGAGTTGCTGGCAACGCTCAGGTAATCCCCGCTCCCATCAAAATACCCACTCCCGCCATACGTCGCTGCACTCCACGCTGCCGTGGGGTTGAACGGGCTGAAGGCTTGGACAGACACATCACCCGAGTAAACAGCCGTACCTTTTACAATACGAATGTTGCTCATGTAACCGGTAAAGAAAAGGGTCGCATTTACGCCGATTGTTTGAATCTCTCCGTTGGTTAAGTCTACGGAGTCGGCGACTGTATCTCCCCTAACGCCGTTCGCATAGGCGCTGAGTGTTCCACTTGCCCTCACAATAGCAAAGTGAGTCCACGAGTTTTTTTGCACTACGGGGGTGTTACGCTCGTTTACGGCGTCATTTGCAAACGAGATTTTGCTAGTACCTGTTCTATAGGAAACGCGGTAATCACCAGCATTAAAGGCACTAGCATTTCTTTTCGAGACAATACCGGCATTATCAGCAATTCCGTCAGCGATGTAGACCCACCCCTCAATGGTGAAATCACCGGTTCCAAGATCAAGCGCAGCGTTGTCTGCGGCGCTTATGTAACTGCTACCGTTGAAATAGTTTCCCCACCCCGTCTGCGAAAACGGCGAGAACGTACCCTGCGTCGTGTTGCCGTTGCGGGTGATCGTGAAGTTGTTGGTAGACGAGTCGAGGAACGTATTGTTCTGCGCTCCGTTGGTGCCGTTACCGGGCAGCAGCAGAGTGGTGTACTCAAAGTTAGGGTCGCTAACGACCTGCGGCGTACCACCCAACAACAGAAGTTGCGATCCGCTCACGGCTTAACTCACGTTGCCTGAGATAACGCAGACCGTGCTAGAG